GACAACGTGCGAGATAATTAAATCTCACACGCTCCCGCAGTACAAGCTAATTCTTGGCTACTTGTAGTATAGTCAAGCTCCTCATTCAACTCAGTCCAATCTATGTCGTAAGGCATAGCTTTCAATAACTCGCCATACTTCTTCCTATCTATCTCCTCATACGGAGCATCTTGATATATGTGGTCTGTATGTGGTAGAAAACTAATTCCACTCATAGACTCAAAATTATCATACACCCAAGACATAGCGGGTAAAAATTCCTTTTCTTTATAATAGATAGTAACACTTGGTTTATGTTCACACCAGTGGTCAGCATATACTTTCCATAGTTTTAACTGTTTCATAGCTCCATACTGGTCTCTCAGTATAGAATGAGAGGGAGAGCAAATAGGAAAACTAAATACATACATATCATTAGGCTTCTCTGGAGCATCTTTACAAGGTATTCCCTTATCTATCATAAACTTACTTAGTGGGTCTTTCTTGTCTCCTCTAACATTCCGTATATAGAAAGGGCTATAACGAGGGTGTATGCCAGAGGCAGTATTACACAACTGAGACACAGTACCACTAGGCTTAACACAAGTGATAGCAACGCTCTGAGGAATTTGGAGCTTATCTGCCCAATCTTTGTTAGTTTCAATCGACACCTCTCTTAGTTCTTGTAACTTCTTTGGTAGTTGTTTGTTATTTGGGTCGCCAAGAGAAGCGTGGTCTAGTATGCCAGTTAAACTGACACCTAGCAATCTTTCCTCATCACAGTTGTTCTTGTAGTCTTTAGAAAGAAATCTAAAATCAGTCAATGTAGATTGCAAAGTACCTAGAATGGTGGCTACTCTAACTTTCTCTTTTAACACTTCTTGACTATCTCCCGCACGTACTATGACCTCTGATAAGTTACAAAATTCTGAATCCCTGAGAATTATCTCAGCACATGGATTCGTTCCAAACTTATACTCAGGGTCTCTACGTCCATTTCTTTCTGCTACACGTTGAGCTGATGGTACAGAATAGATACCACGCTCTCCTGACTTTGATTCATATAAACTAGAACACTCGTCTAAGAATACACTTAGAGCGGGTGTGTCCATGTAACATACTGAATTATTAGCTAAAGCTCTATGTGGGTGGTCTAACCACCATTGTCCACTTTTAGCTTTCTGCATTTCTCTATCATCTAAATCAGATAAAGATATTAAAGCAGACCTACGAACACCGCCTACTACTACAATGTCTGCAATCTTACAGACTATATCGTGTACTTCAATAGGTTTAAGTTTTCTTCCTTTAGCGTTTTGAAACACCTCAACGCAAAACCTAAACAATTCCACTAGAGGTTCAGCACCACTAGCTCTACCGCCAAACGTCTTTAATGGCGCACCCGCCTTTCTAACTTTGCTTATATCCCACTTAGGAATTTGTCCTGAATACAATAAAGTTATAATCTCTTTAAAAGACTTAGACCAACCTATCTTGCTATCTGGAACACAGATGATAGTGTCAGTTGGGTGGAAGTCCTCTGCAACCATTGGAAGTTTATCTACTTCAGATTTGCTCACAGAGAACCCCACGCCAGTTCCGCACATTAATATATACATAATCTCGCTAAACTTTCTAGCGTTATCCATAGCAACAAAACAGCAATTATATCCCGCAACATTATCTTTCTCAAGTGCCGCCCCCGCAGTCATAAGACAACGCATAGACGGCATTACTTTCTTATCTAAGATATATTGTCTGCACGTATGTATCTCCTCGTGATACTTAGTAGGAACTTGCTCTTTCCAAAAAGATATATATCTATCTACTGTTTCTTCCCAAGTCTCCCTACGTTTCTTTTCTGGTAGGTATCTTGCGTATCTACTTTGGTGTATATACTCCTCATATAACTTCATGGCATTACTCTATGCTCTTTGCGTACTTAACTCGCAGATAATCTAACTTAGTTTCTAACTCACTAGAATCCCATTGGTTTTCTTGATACCAAGCTATCATGTCCTCAGTATAAAACATAGACCTCTTTAGTAAAAACTCTACTTCGTCTTTCTCGTGGTCTGCTACTATAAAGTCTGCACAAAAAGGAGTACAAGTATAGTTTACTAACTCATTCTCTTTTAAACTACCAGAGTCTACACTTTTCTCTACAACTAGTACTTCATCATTTACCTCATGGTCGCAACCATAAAGAAAACCTAGTGCTATTAAAAACACCCATATCAATATATATCTCATGTTAAATCCCCTCTAAAATGTTAGCATCTTCTGGTAATTCTGGTAGTTCTCGCCAACCTTTCTCGGTTGTTCGGACTTGTCCACTCCAAGTTAAAGTGTACTGGTGAGCATATACTTCTTCGTATAGCTTACCCTCTCTTTGGGCAACCCTACCAGTAGAACTACCAACAGTTCTTTTTACCAAAGCACCATCGTTCTCTTTCTCTATCATGTTTCTTCCCCTACATCAAATTTATACAAATTATCTATTAACTTATCCTCAAAGTTATCAAGAAGCTCTTGAGTAGTTATCTCAAGAACTTCTATGATTAAATCGGGGTCATACTCTAAGACTATTCTCTCCTTAATTTCTTCAAGAGTAAGTGTCACGGCTATGCACTTCTTATATCAGGAGTTAGAATCTTCTTACAGCTTCTAGCTCTTGGGTAAGCATTACAATCTAAACAATGATACCTATCGTAGATTCTAGTGTGAGCAATAACTTCCCCTTTGTACCTCAAGTTCTTTGAGCCGCAGTATGAACAACACTTAGAAGTCTTATTTAATAAGTTCAAGTTCGGGTGGTTCACAACCAAAGGTCTTATCTTTACATACGCTTGCTCTAAAACAAGAACGTCTTGTCTGCAATGTGTTTTCACATACCTGATAGCCGCCTTATTTCCCGCTATTGCTCGTCTCCAAATCTTAGGTTGTAGCGTTGTCTTAGAATCTGGTAACTCTAGGAACGCTTGTACTGTAGCTAACCTATTGTTATTTAATGCCATCTTATATCTAGCTGTTCTCCAACCATCTATATGTGGTGTGTTTGGTATAGTAGGTAGTCCGTGGTCTAGCAACCTAGTCTGTATAAAAGGAACATCAAATCTTATACCATACCAAGTTATCCAAGCATCTGCATCTGATAGCACTTTAGCTATGTCTTGACAAAGTAATTTGTCATTTGTGGGGTCTTTAGCAAACGCTGATGGATAATCAGATATGCTAAGAACAGTAGTCTTTTTACTTCCTAACTCTTTGTAACCAAAGCAAAGAATGTGTCCAAAGTTTGCTTTTAAGTTTGTTGTTTCTATGTCAAATACAATGATTCCTGACATTACGTCCACTCCTCTGGAATAGAGTATATTGCGTACTCGATGCCTTGTTGTATGCACCAATCGCTATATCTTTTCTTCCTAGTTTTAGTTAAATAATTATCTTGCATAAAAACAATCCTTAAATCTTTGGTTGGATTGGATTTTATTACTGCTTTTATTTTAGTTCTCATCTTAGGAGTAAAGTTTCCTTTCGCTTCTACCACTACTCCAGATGGTAAGAAAAAATCAGGAGTGTATATACGAGTCTCATACACCTCGCCACCCCCGCAAGTAGAGCAAGTAGCGTTATAAGGTTTTATTTTATACTGCCACTTCTCCGTTTCGTATGAGAATTTAACTTTCAGCTTGGTTAATTCTTTACCAAGCCGCACCTCAAACTTACTTTTACCCTTAAACTTCACGTTCTTCAACGTCCAGAAAGTCTATTTTATTACAGTTTAGTATTGTATGTATAGCCTCTGTGGTACCAGACCAGAACCCAACAATACCTATACCCACTTCTGGCATGGGCATAAAGCCAGAACAAATAATCTGTATAGTTTTACCAGAACTAAATACAGCATTTATATTATACTCTGGTAGAATCTCTGGTTCTTTCTCATCTACCTTTGGAAAATTTAAAAGTTTAAATTTGGAGTCCACATTTCCCTGTTCTTTCTCCTTATCCATAGTAATCTCCCATTATTTATTAAATTATCTTTAGTCAGTCCTGCTTTTTCATACTGTTCAAGTACAGCCTTTAACAATTCTTGTTCTTCTTCTATACCATCTAATATGGTAGCTGCTTTCTTATTACCTATACCATAAATACCTTGTATGTTATCTACTCTATCACCTGTAAGTAGTTGTATATAGAAAGACTTTATAGCTTGTTCCTCTGATACTTCGTAGGGTTCTTTGTCTTTAGTCCAATTATAATGCAACCCTCTAATCATATCTAAATCTTTATCCTTAGTACAAATAACTGTATCTCCGTTAGGTTTTGATGACTGCTCTATACCCATAGCATCATCAGCTTCCTCTCCGTTGGTAATTATAGTATTATAGTTTTCTAATAAAAATTGTATAATCTCTTTGTATTGAGTAGGTTTATGATTCTTATCTCTATTCCCCTTATATTTCAAGGGAGAGGGTACATCATTCCTAAAGTTTTCCTTACCTGTTAAATATATTATTAGTTTCTTTGCCTCAGTGGCAGATAAAATCTTTTTTAAAACTAACTTGACATTATGTAAAGTGTGAGATAACGGACTAGATGTATATGTTAATTCTAGTTCTTCTTTATCTAATCCGTTATCATCACAGTATTTCTTTGCTTCTCTAGCATAAGAAAAGATAGTTCCGTCTGGACAATGCCACTCTCGCACATCAGAGGCAAAGCCACAACTGTAAACTATAATGTCTCCGTCAACTAAAGCAGTTCTAGGCATTACGACTCCATTAAATCCTTAATGTCGTCTCCAGAGGTATAGTACTCTAACTTCCTAGCAAGGTCTAAAACAGAATCACAGTCTATCTGAACTTCAGCACCCGCCTTAGACATAGAAGATAGTACTTCCGTTGCGGCACTAACCGCGTGTCTCCTAATAATACTACGCTCTTTATCTGTAGAGCCTATTGGAAAAGCTACCATTTTCTTATCTCCTGTTTTTTCATCTATGACCTCAGTGCCACTAAGAACTTCTATACTTCCCTCTATATTCTTATACACTCTACCACCTGACTCTTTTTCTTTTACCTTGAACTTAACAGTATCTTTATACCTAGCGTCATGTTGAGCTAAGAAAGAATTGTACCACTCTCCGTCAATTTTAAATCCTTTTTGATTCTTTGATACAGACTCTAAAACACCCTCTACTTCATAAACTGCACTCATATTTAGACTCCTTTAACTAATATAATTCTATATTGTACCTATAGTATACCACTATATATTGGGTATGTCAACCTTTTCCATACAATCCCAACTTCCACCTGATTTTATCTCTACTTCCAGTGGAACTGGTAGCTCTATGTCATACCTACTCTTTAATATCTGCGTTGTTCTATCTACCATTGCCCATTTAAGAACCTTGCAAGCATTGGTATGCTGTTCTTCTACAACGTCTAACATTATATTGTCGTGTATGGTGTTGATAATACACATATCAGTAGCAAACC